CTGCATACAGCTGCAAGGTTTTCCATATCCCACATGTCACCCATTTTGGTTCGTGCAATGATGTGGTCAACCTGATCTGCTTCGCCTTGGCATAGGTAACAGACCTTGCCGTCCCTTGCGAGGACACGCAATCTTAAATCTTTCCATTTCTTGCTGCCTAATGCTTTGTTACTCAATGCCAACCCTTAGTCTTTAGATGATGTAATGCTTTGCATGCGTTGGGTACACCATGCTTGGTAGTACCGTATCTATGTTCTATGTACTTAATACCTAATGCTACTTGTTGTAATGGATTCTTACTTAACATAATCTCATTACGCATTTGAGGTATCCCATAGTGTGAACCATTGCGTGCTTCAGGTCTCCAGTTAGATTCCTTTGTGTATAGCTCTACTATGCAGGTGTATTGCTTATTGTCATTTAATGCGGCTTTAGCATATTGTTTAGGTGTAACTGTAATAACGGGCTTTGTAGTTATAGCTTGTGCTTTATCAATCTCTATGGCAGTAGTCTCTAATGCTATTAGACATACCAGTATCCCAACAGCTACTGCCCATGAACTCACGAGCAATCCCCTACGGGGCTCGTGTTCAGGCTTTAAGAGCCTGCCACAGGCATGTAGCGTACCAGCGTTGTCAAATCTGTTAAGCATACCGTCTCGAATAGTGAGACGATCTTTAATGTGATTTACACCACAGTTTCTTTTACCCATAACCTTCACTCCACTCATGACCACATGCACAGCAATAGTGCAAATAGTCCTTGTTATATTGTGTTGTTTGTGTGTTATACCCTAGGCACTCGGGGCATTGATCTTTGCGCATATTGAACAGCTTAAACCTTCCATTTTCCAAGCCCCACACTTAATACATCTAACTGGCTCGACCATTTAACACCTTTACTAATTCTCCTAGCGGCATTAGTGCTACATAGTCCTCAGCGTTCTCGCCCTGACCGTTCATGCGTAGCACTACTATGCCTAGTTTGTCTGACTGCCTTAATTTTAACTGCCTAATGGCTGACAATGGGTCAAATCCTGTGCGAGCCTTGACCTCAATATCAAAGGGTATGCCGATCACATCTGAGCCTGTGCGCCCAGCCCCAGCGGATTCAGCATACGGATACCATTGTTTAAGGTAATCAGCTACAACTTTCTGCGTCCGATAGCCTCTATGCTTGCGGTGTTGGCTCATCTTTATTATGTCCAAAATTGACATGATTGATTACTCCACAGCTGTAACATTTGTAAAGATCACCCTCATGTATCATGCGTGGGTCATTACACAGTTCACAGCACTCTGACAGGCTGACGATCTCAGCCATTGCACCCTCATCTGTCAATGTAACTTTAAGACCGTCAGGGTAAATCAACTCCATATCGCCCATTTATTTATCCTGTTCTCCAAATGACCACTTGCCATTAGCTGTAAGCCTGCCCCACTTAGGTTCGCATTGATCTGCCTTACGCTTCTCAACACACACAAACCCGTAATAAGGCTTACCTGCTTGGGTAGTTCCCTCTTTGCGAATCATTGCACCATGTTGGCACTCATAAGTTTGATCTATAACAGTTGCGTTTAATGAAGCTGCAACCTCATTGACAGACCATTGTGAAGGTTCAGCCTTTGCTTCAGGTGCAGACCAAGGATTGTTTTTGATGTCAGTCCTTAGTGCCATTTCAACAGCACGAGATTTAGACCCTGCGCCGCCATACATAGGTTTAATAGATTCCATTTCACCTTTGTTAGCCCTAGGTGCTTTTGTACCGTCCTTCATAGTTGAATACTTAGGGTCACCTGTGTTGGTTATAGCTCTTGCATAGGCTGAAGTTTCTGCCTTCTCAATAGCAAACTGTGTTGCTAATGATTCACCAGCTAGTCCAGTCACCCAAGGCTCTTGGTCTGCCCAAGTGCGATACAGATTAACTTCAACAAAGACAAACCCGTCAGTTTGTTCATGAAATGACTTCATACGAAAGTCAGGGTTTTCTTTTGCAAACAGCTCTATTCTTTCCTCAGCTGTCATGTACTGATCTAAATTAAAATATGCCATAATCTATTTCGTCCAATCCTTGTGCGTAGGCTTGCTGTTGCTCCAGACTCCAAGTAGAGCCGTCATGCCAGCGTTCCAATTCTGATCTGCATGACTGGCAATAGTTGCGATATTTGCAGGTCGCTTTTCTGCTCGTGCTAATGCTCGTGAAAATTGCCATGACCTGACCTTTGAGACTAGTCGCCCCATAGCGGTTTTTACAGTAATCACAATAGTTCCTTGTCCGATTCAGAATTATCATTTAATTCTGCAATGATCTTTCTATACACACAGGCGTACCCGACGAGGTCTTTGAGTGAATCGTCATGTTGGCTACTTTCGCTGAGACGAGAGACTTTGACGAGCAGCATACACATGGCTGCTTGTTCAGGACTAATGTAAGTGTCCAAGTAACCTGACCATAGCTCGCTGATTCGTCTATGGTTTGTAGCTGCTGAACCATAGATTGCACCTCTTGCAGTAAGTGTGTCGTTAATATCGGTGAGCCACTCATTAGTTTTTTTCATAGTCAAATACCTCATCTTGTGCAGTTCGTTTGACTGCCTTGGCTGAAGCATAACCATTGACCCAACCGCGCTGCTTGCCTATGTTAAAGCCTCGGTCAAAGCCGAAGTAGTAAGCACAGTATGAAAGACCAGCTGTGTAAAACAAAATACTTATAGCTGTAAATGTAGACATGATTTCCTTTCCTGTCCCAAATCCGTTATTTGGGTACGACAGAAGTATGCGCTTGTTATCATGGTAAATGTAGGAACTGACAGGCGTGTCCTATAACGCTTTTGTTACAAAACCCCTATTGCGTCAAAGTCGTCAATATGGTCATCAATGGTTCGGTCTTTATAGTCTGTGTTAAGCCCCATAAGACCGCTTGTTGTATCTAAAGCTGCCGTCATGGTTGACAGGGATTAACTCAACTTGGTGTCCACCTTTGCCAAAGCTAAGGACAACAAAGCCCATGTTCCAGTCTCCGCTGGCGTATTTTAGGTAAGACGCTTTGTTTTTTTGATCCATGAGATGACCAGCCTCTATGCCCCAAATCGTGCTGTAACGCCCGTTTAAGCCTGTTTGGTGTCTAACTGCACCCTGACGATGACTATGCCCACACACGGTGTTAAGATTCCATTTTTTGGCTAAATTGAGCCCAGTTATTCCTGCATGTTTGGACATGTTGCCCTCATCGCCGTGAGCCAAAAACCAGTTCTTTTCGAATTGATAACCCCTACGGTGAAAGCGTATGCCGAGGCTACTGAAATCCATAAAACGCTCATAAGTCAATTCAGGCAACCCGATCAATGACGGTGCGCCTTTAAGTAATGTTGTGTAAAGCCTATCTGTATGGTTACTACGCACTATGTCGGTAGTACCAAGGTCAAACAAAATGTCTTGCGCTAACGCTCTTTCCTCATCTAGCGTTTCAGCAAACTCTAATTTTGTGCCTTTGACCCAACGGGATTGGCTAGTGAAATCTAACTCATCACCAGTATTAAGCACGAAGTCAAACTTCTCGTGCTTACTCATCTTAATTAAATTCGATACTGCTTTAGGGTGGTGCAATGGAATTTGTAAATCTGGAACTACAAGATACCTGCGGTTAGCCTTAATAGGTTAATCCTCGTCCTCGTCGTCGTCTTGAAAAGGTGTAATGTCAGTATCAGCTGTTGTAGGTATTAGCCACTCAGGCATACTGTTCTTGTTGTCCATTAGACCTAATGCAATCTCGACGGTGAAACCTGCTCTGCGTAATGCTCTAAAATACTCATTAAGCGCAATGGCGTGCTGATCTAGTGCAGTAGTCTCTAAGCGAGCTACTGATCTTTTTCTGCGTGCAGGTTTCTTTTTGGCTGCCATGTTTTAATTGTCTCTCGATAGTATGACAAATAGGTCATCAACACGCCGCTCTAAGCGGTTGATCTGATCTTTAATACTTGACCCACCATTGGGTCTAAGTTCATTTAACCAGCCCTTAACTAAGAACCTAAGTCCTATTGCAAAGCCAGTAAATACAGTCGTTATTGCGGCACAGATAGCGGCAATTTCTACCGCTGTCATTACTCTTTAGCGCCTATGCCAAACTGTGTGTCATCTGGATTTAATGCACGCAGTAAAGGTGCAATGAAAGCAACAGCAAAGGCTTTCCATAGCTCTGAAGGTGCAAGGTCAGGTTGTGTTACATAGATTGTGGCTAGACAAACAAAGGCTGATCGTCCATAGCTGTTAAGCATTGCCCAATGTTTAGATTTCATATTTTGCCCCCTAGTAGTGGTATGTCAAAAAAGGTACTGTCATTATCGGAAGCCTTAGTAAAGCTGCAATGTATGTGGTGATTGTGCGGTGAAAACCCTTTGTACTTACGCCAACGCCAACCCAGTACAGGGCTAGCAATTTTGCCTAAGTGAATTACATAAGATATGCGTCCATGATTTTTCCCGTAGAGTCTAAGCTGATCTGCCAAATATGCTGAATCTCCTCGGTTGTCAGAAAGGCTAGCGTCAATGTCAATAGCTCTAACGACGCCGTTGGACTTCGGGTCAGGTATATGGTCTGACTTACCTGCCTGTTGATGACGCAGATCAGCCACCCACCCGTCAGACTTCCTGCTACGACCTGCGTAATTATCATCGATCTGCTCACGAAGTTGTACTGCGGATTTACTTAGCCAAGGCTTCATGCTTTAGGATATTCACGCTCTGGCATTATCCAAGTGCAAGTTGTTTCGTCAAAACCTAAATTACCTTCAGGCTCAGGTGCAATAAATGCGTCTTTAACTTGATCGTAAGTATAACCAACACCTGCATAGTTCTTACGGAAACCATTAGTTGCCGCGTTGTATGAGGTTTTAATCCAAGTACCACCAAGATTATCAATCAACCATTGGTAACCTTCATCTCCTGCTGGATCATTATTGTCGCCAACTAATACTCTAATAACTTTATTTTCAGAATCTAATTCTGCCCAATGACTCATAATTAAACCGCCGTTTTCAAATAACGCACAATTACTACACCTGAGCCACCTGCGCCAGCAATAAATGGCGCATTGCCGTCTGCCCCGCCACCTTGCCCTGTGTTCGCTTGACCAGCTGTATCAATGGCTGTAGAACCATTTGCTTGTCCACCATTTCCACTAGTTCCTGAACCTGCACCACCACCTGAAAAATAATAGGTGCTATTTTGTGAATAACCTAAACCTGTTGCACTACCCCAAGAACCATAAGTTGATGACCCTGCGCCACCTGTTCCGCCAACAGCGCCCGATGAATTACTTCCTGCACTTCCTTTTCCACCACCACCTGATCCGCTTGAACTGCTAGTTACATTTCCTCCAGCGTTTCCTTGACCTGAAGTTGGTGTTCCACCTGTTGCTGACGCTGAAGCCGCACCGCCAGAAGCGCCTCCACCTGATCCACCTGGGCCTCCGTTTCCAGCCGTGCCTCCCCTTCCAAAGCCACCACCTTTAACTAAAGTTAAAGCTGCAAACTGTGAATCTACTCCGACTGTGCCATTACCTGAAACACCAGCTGCACCACCACCGCCAACTGTAATGTTATGGCTTGTTACAGATAATGATTGAGAAGCAAATTCAAGTAAGCCACCTGCGCCTCCACCTGAACCATAAAAATCGCCAGCGCCTCCACCACCTGCTACAACTAAAATATCCGCCGTTAATGAAGCATTAGTTACAGTCAATGTGCCATTGCCTGTAAAGGCTCTGTAAAAATAAGTAGCATCACTACTAAGAGTTCCTCCAGTTACTACGGGTTTAGCTACACCTATTCCATATAAACCTGCTGCAATGTTTCCAATCATTAAGCAACCGCACCTGTAATAATCCAAGTGTTGGCTGCGGTTCTAAGTGCAACGCATGACTTATATTGTGCCAAAGTTGGTGCTGTTGGTGCTGCACCTGCTGAAGCAATAGTTACACCTGCACCAGCAGCAAAGGTTAACAACCCTGCGCCTGTGTTTAGAAACGTAATTGCTGAACCGACTGCGGCAGCTGTAAGAGTTGAATCAGGTGCAATAGTTACTGTCTTTGTAGAAGCATTACTTGTTTCCACTAGGGCTTGATAAAGGTCTGTATTGGCTACTGTGTAAGTAGCACCTGATTGAGTGTTTAAGGTAAATGTAACTAGCCCGTTAAACATTGCAGCTGAGAGAACATCACCCGTTGAAGCTGGAAAACCTGTTGCCATTGTATTACTCCTTAGTAGCTTAGTATATCATCACCGAGGACGCCATAGGTCGTGTTACCTATGATAAACCCGTCTGTGATTGGTTCAAGTGTGGTAAAAGTACCTAACCAGCGGTTAGGGGTTATATCCCAAGCAACACCTTGTACTTGCAAGTTCTTGGTGATAGTTGACCCGTCAGGCTGGATATTGGTTATATCTACATTTTGAAAATAGTCAATGTCTAGCATCGTGGCAGTAGGGACTGAAGTGTCATACAAATCAACAGTCATTTGGTCAATGCGGATAGTTGTATCAGCTCTCGTAGCCACATAAATTTTGGCTATGTTCAAGGCTTCGGCGTCTGTCTCAACAACTAGATCAGCGTATGAAACTGAGTGAGGAAAGTATGTAGCAACAGAGTCTGTGTCTTGGCTAAATTGAGCAGTACCGCCAACTCTTGTAATTGTTGCTTGGTTAATAATTAGTTTGTCATCGAAGGCAAACTTCAAATCTTGATATGGGATTCCGCCAGTTTGATTAAACTCAATAGGTGTGCCACCAGCTGAAGCAATTACATTGGCACGATTCTTAAAAACCGCTTGCCCTTCAGGGTCGCAATAGAAAGCCCCTTGTTCGCTGAACTCTGCGTTAACAATAGCTTGTAATGCTGTCCTAACAACCCCTGGGTCTGCAACACATGTAGAATTACCAGTATCTACTGAACGCATACCATTAGGAAAAGATACGGTGTCCAACACCTTATTGATTCGTGTGCCAGTATCTTGACCTGCCGCTTGTCCTGTGATCGCCGTCACAGTAGCCAAGTTAAACAATCTAAATGCGTCAGATACCGAAATGTCTAGATAACCAACATTTTCACCTTTGTCATAGCTGTAAGCATAATCAGTTGTATAACCGCTGAAAAGATAATAAGTATTGCCACCGACTGAAGCTGAGATACGAAGTTTGCGCAATGGTGTTAATTGACCGTAGTAAGGGCTACTTGTGTTCTGTGGGTTAAAGTCGCCATTAGTGTCATAGATTCTGACCTCGGCTGAACCTGATTCATAGGTGTCTCGCAAAATATTGCGACCACGCCTTATTTTTACTGACTTAGTTATGTCCGTTAAATCAACTACTAAAGCTGGGGCTGTTGAATCAGAAAGAATACCAAACCCAAGCCTGCCATTAACAGGGTCTCCAACCGTAAAAGGGTTTTGAAAAGTCGCACCCGACGAGAAGTTAAGGCTTACATTGATTGTTGCTGGGGCTGTCATTGCCTAAAATCATTACGGTTCAAGGTAGCAAAGTTGCCACCGCCTGCTTGGTTGATAAGTTGTAGTCTTACATATTCTGCCCAGTCTTTGTCAGTAACCAAATTACCAGCAAAGTTGTTAATGATCGTAGGGGCATTTGTTTGGTATCCACCTTGATATGCAATAGGTGTACCCATTGGGGCTGTAATTCCTTGGAAGGTAACCATATTTTTTGCGTTAGCCAGTTTTGCTAATTCAGCTAAAGCCATTTGAACATACGCTGGGTAATCTGCAAACGGGTTTAAGGCTTTAGGCAGGCTTGTAATAAATGTGGCTAATCCTGTTAATCGAGCCTGAGACAACAACAATTCATTACTTAGGCGGTCTGCCTCTTTAGCATTACCTGTGAGTAAAGCCAGTTGCAGTTCTAATCTAAGTTTTTCGTTAGCTGTAATCTTACCTTGTAATGCAGCCAAAATGTTAGCCTGCTCAATATCTAAAATGCCTTGGGACTTTTTTAACAGCTGTGCTTTCTTTTGCTCAGCAGTTAAAGCCTTAGTTGCTTTAAGTTGTTGCTCTGCAAGTCTTTGGGCTTTTTGATCTATTTTCTGCTGTGCTGCTCTTTCAGCACCGCCCTGATCGCCACCCCTGGATATTTGCAATAAAGGTTTTTGTCCTGTTAGGTCGTTCCAAAATTGAGTCCAAGCCTCTTTAGTAAATAATTCTGTCCAACCAGTTGCAAACTTGGCAAGGTAACCTGTAGCTGTACCAAGTGCTGTGCCTAGCCTTGCAATGTTTTGTGCTGTTTGATCTATATTCCCGTTACCGTCTGATAAGCCCTCGACTAAGCCCTTACCAACATTTTCTTTTAATTGGTCAATAGCAATGTTTAGCTTGTCTATTTGACCTGTGTAGCCACTAGCGGCTGAAGCAGCCTGACCAGCAAAGATTGAGTTAAGGGCTTTAAGGATAGTTTGAAAGTCATTAGCTTCGATCTGTGCCTTTGTAAGACCCAACTGCATTTTCCCTAACGCAGTCTTATTGCCCCCGTAGGCTGCACTTAATGCCTTGGTTACGCTACCTAAATCATAACCTGTGCCAGCACTTATATCTAATGCTGTACCTAATAGTTTCTGAGACTTGGCTACATCTCGGGTTGTAAGTAAGAATTGTTGAAAGGCTGGATTAAGAGTTTCGTCTACAATGCCTGTGGCTAGGCTTAATTTGTCAATATATTTATTGACATCATCTTTACGGTAGGCAAGGTTTAAGTTATTAAGTGTGCCGTATAACGCCTTCGCAGACTTCTCAGAATCGTAAAATGCTTGGATTGAATTGCGTCCAAAATTAAGTACACCGCCACCAAGGGCTAAAGCAGCAACCTGCTTACCAAGTCGCTTGACGCTTTTCTCAGCTTTAGCAAAGGCAGCCTTGCCGACATATTCAGCACCAATCTTGACCGATAAATCTGTTTTTGCCATTAGGCGGCTCTCTTTCCTGTATCAAACTTAATTTTGGCTGACTCCATTGCTTTAATAATTTGTGGCGTTACTTTGCCGTAAGTCTCAGCCCATGCTCTAAAAATAGCCCGTCCGTCCATTTTATGACTTGGACGACCTGATTGGTTAGCCTTTCTAGGCGTGCGATAAAGTTCAGGCATACTGTGAATAAATTGACGACCAGCGTCAGGGTTATTTGAGTGACTGTACTCTTTGCTAGCTGTTTTTCTGCCAGCTATCCAAGGCTGTCCATTAGGGTTTTTGCGCCCAGCAGTTTCAAATATAGCACCGCTAGCTTCTGAGTTAAACACTTGTGCAAAATAAATAAAGCCTTTTTTGTTTGGCTTGCTTGGCGTGGTTGTGTAACCAACACCTCTACGGGCTTTTAATCCGTCATACCTCGGAAAAGGTCTGTATTTAATAGTTTCTAAACTAGAGACAGGCTTACCCCAATTTGTTAAAGGTGATTGGCTAGGCAAATAAGTTCTAGCTTGTCGCACTACTGGCTTTAGATAATTAGCCATTTCCTGATTTAATTCTTTTCCTAAATTTTTGTCATACTTTTTTAGCGCAACAAGTAGGGCTTTACCGCCTTTTACCTCTACTGTGCTGCTCAATTTGTTTAACCCTATCCTTCATATACGCCAAGGTTGCTAACAACATTGACTTATCCATGTTAATAAACTCGCTGTGAGGTATGCCTGTTTCAACTGCTAATGAAGCAATTAAATAAGTAAAGTCATACCTCGTCACCCATTTGGGGTATCAGCGTCTACAATCTCTACCTTTTTCAAGGTCTCTAGAAACTGCTCACCAAAAGGCTTTACAGTTTCTCCTGAACGGCGTAGGGCTTCCCAGCAAACCCAGTAGAGACCAGTCTGTCTTTCCTCGTCCCTAAAATATTTGTGGAAGCCCATTTTCCAATGTTGTTCAAATGCGTACTCAATCGCTGGTGTAATTTCCAAAATAGATTCCTCACCTGAAGCCTTGGTGATTTTTAGTCCTAGCATTTTTCTCCTTAGAAAGTACCTGTTATAGCAACCGCTACTGTACCGCTGATATTAAAGGTTAAATCTTGTACTGCTAGATCAGCAACAGAACCGTTAATGTCAGTTGTGTTGTTGATTAGACAAGTCATTGTGTACAGCGGATTAGTTGCGCCAACTGCTGTGCCTTTTTCTTGTAGTAGTACAACAGTAACATTTGTTCCCCATGCAGCCTGTAATGTAGCAAGTACATTTGCAGCAGCTGTGTCGTTTAGGAAGCTGATTGTTACAGATGAGGCTTCTAAGCCCTTTACAAACTTGTGACCGCCGTCACCCATTGCTGTTACCTCTAACTCGTCAAATGAACGGTTTAGGGTTACAGCTGTTACATGGTCGGAAAGATCAACAGAGTTAACCTTAACGCCTACTTTGTTATTTAGAAATACAGCCATTTGGTTATTCCTCGTCTTTCTTTACGATTTTTGGCTTTTCGGTTTGTGGTGCTATTTGCCCGACTTTTTCAAGCCAAGCCTTATCCTCGGAAGGAATAGTATATTCGTTGCTCATATTAACTCCAGCTCGTGATTGCGCTTACATTGATTGTGGCAGTTAGCATTTCTTGTGCTTCAGCTAATACCGCAGGTGCTGAAACGCTTGACACATTTAGCTTCAATGTTGAAGCGGCTAACTTTGTAAATACACCTGTAACCATATCCTCTAATTGTATCAACCCACCTTGATTATCCAACATAGGGACAATGCAGGTGATTGTTAGATTGGCTTTAGGTGCAATGTTATATTGATTGTTGCTTGGCTCTAACATAGGAGAATCCCAGCTTATGATTACTGAGTTTGCAATGGGTGAGGCAGGTGGAAAGGAAAAGACCTGCCACACCCCAGCGTTTTCCAGCGCTGTCGCAAGGGTTGACCTGAGTGTCGTAACGGCGACAGTCATCAGCCAACCAAGCTGTTAGGACTTAAGTACGGTGCTAACAAACCTCTTACTTTTGCGATCAGGCTGGCTGACATACGCCAAGGGCTAGGTTGAAAATCTGCTGTAATTGATGTTGAGTTACTTGCTTGGCGTGATTGCCAAATGTCCACAGCAACCATTAGCGCAGCTTCTCTAACAGCACTAACTGTTGCATAATTTGTATATGTAGACCCTGCTACTGTGCCATAAGGTTGCACAGCATGAATAGCCTCAGCTGTTGAGTGCGAGGTCGTTACTGTAACACTAAAATCGGTCATGCTTGTAATAACTTTACTTCCGTTAAAAGTTGCGCCGTTACCTGAGATTGTTACAGTCTGACCAACATAAAAAATGTTTCTTACTGAGTTATTAAAATATAATGTGCCGCTGCCAACAATGTTACTGTGAGCGTAATTGTTAAGTTCGTCTCTCCATAAATACGAGGAAACAATATCTTGAGCAGCTTGCGCACACTCATCAACAACGGCGTCTGTATAAAGAGACCCAATACCCAGCACGCTACGAAGTTCGGCGACTGTTGGTGTTGTTGCTGCCATGTTTTCCTTTCTTAGAGTATAGGGGCGAAGGCTTCCAACGCCCCTATACAGTTATTTCCTTTAACGGAAGTTTATGCAACCTTCCATAGGTATGAACCAGCTGCAACCTTAGTTGCTACTGCACCGTAACCGTAATATGCAACAGAAATTTGACCTGAAGCAATTACATTGGTTTCTAAACGGTACTTGGTTGACTCGTACCATGTGTATGACTCAGGGTTGACAACAATAATTGTGTTATCGCCTATTCCTGAACCGTCAGTTAATGCTGTTGAAACACGAAGGTTCAATCCGCCAATGTTGCCTCGGATATTTGTAGGTGTTAGGTTACCTGAAGCATTTTGTGGGTTAATTGTTTGTGTAAACACAGCTCTATTTGAACCGTCTACTAGACCCATTAAAGCACCCCATTGCTCAGGTGATACTACGATATTTTGACCAAAGCCAAGTGTTCCCTTGTAAATGGAAACTGCTGCGTCTGAAATAAAGTCTTGGATATTAGCTGCTGACATTGTGCGGTTTCCGCCGTCAGTTCCACCATTGATTAAAGCTGTTCCAACTGCGACATCAGTTGCTTTTGCGTAAGCAAACTCCATTTGACGGACTAGCTCTGCAAAAAATGCTGGTGATGAGCGATCTAACAATTCGACAGAGAATTGCTGTTGACCTGCATATTTCTTAACATTTACTGTCAGGAAAGAAACATTTTGGTCTGTGTTAGAAGGTGCTGCGCCTTCAGCTGTTTCTGCAACTGTTGGTGCTTGTGTCAATTTAGGAATTTCAAAAGTCATTCCAGCGTCAGGCAATGCTGCTGATGAGATTGAATCAATAAATGGACGATCAGCGTTTGACAATGGGTTGATAACTTCAGTTAACTGACGAGTTGGGATAAGTCCTGCGTTGTCAGTTGTGTCTGCTGCTGCTGCAATGTATTGACGAGCTGCGTCATCATTTAGGTATTGCGCACGAAGTGTGTTTTCTAGGAACTTCTCTTTTGTGAACTCTAAGCGAGGCTTAGTGTAAATAGGTGCTGCTACTGTTGGACGAGCAGAGGCTTCAACCGCAGGGGTCTCTGTTACCTCAGTCGCAACAGATTCAGGTGTTGTGTTT